TCGAAGTTGTTGTCGTTGGTGAGGTAGGTATTCGACTCCCCGACCTCCGGCCACTGCACCTGATCCGGCTGCCAGTCCTTGTCCAGGTTCATGAACGTGCCGCGGACGATGTTCGCCACCGACTCCAGCCCCGCCTGGGCGAACTCCCAGTCCCCGACGATATTCGACTCGTCCAACTCGAAGGTTTCCGGCGTGACCGCTCGGGGGATATGCAGACGGTAGACACCGTTGTCGCGGTAGATGATCCCCCGGCAGGAGGACAGCATCATGGACAGGTTCTCCCAGGGATCGCGGGAGGTGTCTACCCAGCCATTGAGCGTGAACCGTTTCTGATTCTCGCTTCCCCCTTCACCATCGGGCACGCTGACCAGCTCGTCGCAGAAGTCAGCCATGTCATCGAAGGAGTCCTCGTCGATTTCGCCCGCGGGGATCCGGCCGCCGTATACTTCAGAGAGCAGGTAGTCCCGGACGCAGAGAGCCGGATTATCCGAGTGCTTCCAGTTGGTGTCTCGGTGGTCATAGACCTTGTTCCCCTGCACCTGGACGGTGATGTTCGGGATGCCGTTGGGATAGACTCCCTTGTCGAAAATGAACTCCAGCGCGATGTAGGCAATGCCCTTGCCGCGGGATGTCGCTGGCCAGGCGGTGGCGAAGGTTGAATTGAGATCCCCGATGACGTTCTGCGAAGTGCTGCCGAGTTCCTCGTAATAATTCAGCTTGCCGCTGAAGTCGGATTCCACCACCCCGTCATCGACCGCCAGGCGCTCATCGAACCAAACCTTATCGATGTTCTCGATATCCCCGTCATTGCGCGATCCATGACAGATCGCAGCCACGAGCCACAGGTGTTTGGGGTGCGCGCCTTCTTGGCGAACGTCTACCGGCCGGACACCCAGTTTGGCGGTGCCGTACACCACGGGAACCGGAGCGACGTTGCTCGGGATGTTGGTCCGTACACCCTCCTGTCCGCTTGAAGCTCCGCGGCCGACAGCATCGGAGAGAAAGCCTATCCCGCCGAGCCTGAGACCCGCGGCCACCACCTGCCCCACACCGGGGATGAATGAGGCAGCAACCGCGGCCGCACCGACGATGCCCTTGAAAACGTCGGACTTGAATACGCTCCGGAAGGTTAGTGCCATCCTCGACCCCCCGGTCCCTGGGGACCACCCGGAGGCGAGTGACCACCGGAGGGATACTGAAAGTTCCAGTTCCCCCAGGGCGGTCCGATCTTCGCCGAGGCAATGGCCGGCACGTGCTGAAAGAACGTATCGCCGTCATGCACGGCCTGGTGCGAGGTGAGATTGGTGCGAAAGCCATTCACACGCCTGAGGGCGGCCATGCCGGACACAACCGGGATTGAGATAACGCAAGTTCCTCCGTCCCTGTCTCCGCGCTGTTCCCGCACCGTGTAGCCCTGGTTGAGATACCCCTCGAACACCTCCAGGGGATCGGAGACGATCGCATAGTCAGAGTCCAGGTGCGCGAGGTAGATCGTGACCGTACGGCCCCGCGTGTGCTGGCTCAGGAGCGCCGAAAGAATCGTCTGGTCCACGCCCGAGATCTTCAGGGTCGTCCCCCCTCCAGAGGACGTGCTGCCCTCCTCGATCGGCTCAAACCCCAGGGCACCACCGATGCCCTCCCAGGTGTGAGCATCCCAGACTACGTCATGCGGGGCGGTTGTCAGGTAGACCGTGCCGCCGGAGAACACCAGTTCGATGAAGTGCGTCAGGCGAGAGGTCTGGGCGGCGATTGCAGTCTGCATTCCAGCTTCGATCGAGCGACTCACGTCGAGATCACCTCCCGGAACAGAAGGCGCAGACCGGCAATGAACTGCTCGCTGTCGGGGATGTTCGGTTCACGGGCCAGGACGCACTTGAACTTCACGTCCGTGTAGGTGATCACCGCGTCATCAGCCGGGGATCCCCCGGAGAAGATGGGGGGGGAGATAGAGATTGAGGCGGCTCCGTCGCTGTCGCTGACAACGTCCTCCAGCACGTCCAGCACATACGGCACACCCGCCACGCTGATGATGTCTCCGGCTTTCAGGACGGTCGTCGAGGCTGGCCAGCCGTCAGTATCCAGGCTCGAACCGGTCTGACTGGCCCCATCCACCAGGGGCGTTCCCCCACCGTCTCCCATCTGTGTCTGGTAGTACCGGTGGCCGACGTTGAAGATCGTACGGTTGCGCCAGTAGGAGTTGATGATGGCCAGGAATTCCTTGGTGTCCTCGGCCCGGGTGTAGAGCGGCGGATAGGATTCCTCCCACTGCCGACCGACCTCGAGGGTGTCGCGGAACTGGCCCTTGCCCGACTGTCCCCAACTGTCCAGACCGCCGGGGAATCTCGGGAAGGTCATACTCACGGGAATGATTGTCCGCGGCCAGTCAGCCATCAGTTCCCCCTCAGCGGATGCCCCAGAGCGTCGTTGACTGCCTCATGCACCATGCGCTCGATTGTGCCCTTCTGGGATTCGATGACCTGCATGGCATCCCGTCCGTCAATGGCACTGACCGTGATCGGGAGTTGTATATCCACAGCGATGCCCTGGCCATATGCAGACGGAATCGACAGGGCCAGAGATCCGCTCTCGGCACCGGAGGGCACGACCATGCCCAGGGCCGAGGTGGCGGAATCGATGTTGTGGGAGATTCCCTTTTCAAGGCCGAGCATCATGTTCTCGCCGACGCCTTCAAACACTCGAGAGGGGGATGAGATACCCAGCAGCTTGTAGACGCTTTTCAGTAACCCTTTCTCGAAGATGTTGAGGATTCTGTCCCAGATATCTTTGCCCTTCACACCCTTTGCGATACCCTCGATCAGCGCTCGCCCCGAAGCCTTGCCCGCATCCTCGAACGAGCCCTCCGTTCTCTCCTGGGCCTTCTCGGCGAGGCGCTGGAAGATCTCGTCCACATCCTCGCCCTCGAATCCGATAGAGGCGAGCTTGGTGCGCAGGTAGTCTAGATAATCGAGAGTCTCCTGCATCCGTTCCTCGGGGAGGAGAACGGACTGGCGGAGTCGCTCGAACTCGCTGCGGATATCAGTGACGCCGTCCTTGAAATCCGAATCGATCTCGGGATGAAGGGCGTCCTCTACTGCCTGGTCAAGGCGGTGCGCTGATCCCGTGGCCTCTCCCAGCTTGTCCGCCAGGGACTTGAGATCCTTGTCCGACGTATCCCTTGAGCCCTTAAATTCCAGGCGGGCCTGTTCCTCGAGGCGTCGGAAGACCTCCTCCACCATTCCGCCAGTCACACCGACTGCGGCCAGTTCCGACCGCATCATCTCCAGCTCGTTGAGAGTCGAGGCGAGCGTTTCCTCCGGGGTCATTACCGACCGGCGCAGCTGCTCGTATCGGTTCTGCAGGTCCTCGATCTCATCCCCGGTCAATTCCAGGGCTTGCTGAAAGTCCTCTCCCATCTGCCCCGCGGCCTGGCCGGTTTCCTCCAGGTACTCCTGCACCCGTTTGAAGGCCACCCGGGACGCGACCTCCCACTCATACCCGCCGGCGATCAGCTCATCCTTGAGCTGCTTCCACTTCAGCCAGGCTTCGTGGTTCGTGCGGTTGAGTTCTGTGATCCGGCGGTTGAGACGATTGGTCTGCTCGTCGGCATTGACGATCGCATCGCTTGAGTCGTCGATAGACTGTTCGGCTGCGTTTGCAGCGGATTGGATCCCCTGAATAGCAACTGCGACAGCCCCCAGCAGGACAGTCAGCCCGCCGGCGGTCGTGGTGAGCTTCACGAGTTTCGTGTTCAGCACGCCCAGCATGGTGATGGCCTTGCCGCCCACCAGCAGCAGAGGCCCGACCGCGGCTACCAACCCACCTATCCGGATGATGAATTCTTGAGTACCCGGACTGAGGTCCTGGAAAATCCCCAGCACGTCGGTGAAGCCGCGGACCATCGGGGTGATGATCGGGTTCAGACGCTGGCCGATGGTGATGCCGAGGTTCTTGATCTCCCGGGCAGCGAACTTCAGGGTGTTGGCCGTGGAGTCAACGGTGCGCTCGGCATCGCCCATGGCGTCCCGGGAGTCACGCTGAATGGCGGCCATGATCGCGTAGGCTCGGGTCGTGTTGTCCAGGGACTCACCGACCCCGATGATGCCTTCCTCGAGGGCGACCTGCTCCAGGCGGGTGACCCTGGTGTCGACCCCGTACCGGCGCATGGGCTCGGATTCCCCGGCCAGAGCGGACTGCATGGCCATCAGGGCTTCGGTGGGCAGCACGTTGTTAAAGCTGGCGATATCCCCGGCCACTTCGACCATGTCCACCGACATGCCGGCGGCTTCAGAGCGCACGAGCCCCATGGGAACCAGCATGTCCTGGATCCCCGCGGCCATTTTCTCGAGCTCACTGGATGTTGCCGGAATGGTCTCGGTGAGTTTGAGGATCTTCGCCCGAGCCCGGTCGGCAGCGTCTCCCATCACCACATCGAACTTGGCCGCGAACTCCTCCGCATCGGAGGCCAGTTTGACCGAGGCGACCCCGATCCCCAGCATGGGGAGAGAAACCGCTGCAGTCATGGTCCGACCGATCCGGGCCATACTCTCGCCGGTGGCCTTGACCTTGCTTTCAGCTTGAGTCAGATCCCGGACCAGCTTGGAATCATCCCCGAACAGTTCAACCGCCGCCCTATGCAGAACCGAGGTCTTCGCCATCAGTTCGCCTTTCTGAGACGGCCGCCGGCCCAGCTGCGGAGGATCTCAGCCATCTGTTCGGGGGTGACTTCACGGACGGGTTCGGCCAGGAAGTCGCGCGGGTGCGACACAACCTTCCCTGCCCGGGCGTTATAGATCGCCGATGCTACGATTCCGGCGCGCAGGACGGCACGCCGCTCGCCTTCGATCCTTTCCTCGACAATGCGTTCATACAACATGGCCACCTCGGCCAGGGTGCAATCCCAGAAGAGCTCGTCGGGTATCCCCGCAGCCACGGCACGACACCACATCTCCTTCAGTGTCAGGCCGTGGCCGCTTCCGCTTTTCCCTCCCCGGTCTCCCCCTCCGCCAACCCTTCCTCCTCGTCGATCCCGAAATACCGGAGGGCGGCTTTGGCCACAGCGTCGCCGATCTCGTTCTCCCGGGTGGCGTCGATCCAGTCGATGACAGTGTCTGGATCAAGCTTCTCGTTCTCGTGCAGACAGGCTGCCCAGACAAGGCGGGAGAGAGCCGTGAGGCTCCGGTTATCAGCCTTCGCGGTCAGGGCCGGGATAGTGGATCCGGTCAGCATCTCCAGCCGGACGCGGGCCCGGTTGGTGAAGCGGAGAATCCTGGTCTCGCCCCCGAGTTCGATCTGTACTCCGTCGACCGGAGCCATCAGGCCACCGACTCGGCCACGTCACCGGCGACCTTGAGCGTCACGGTCCGTGTGGCTGGCTCGTTGGAATCCAGGGGCCAGGTCGGCATCGGGAAGTCGTTCACGTAGGCATCGAATGTGAACGTGACTGCCTCGCTGCCCGCCGTTGCCGCTGCGGGCAGGGTGATGACGCACTCCTCGACGGTGCGGTCGGCCTCGTAGTTGGTCTGCAGCGCGACCTGGCCGGCGTCGTCAGGATCGTGGCGCATCTCGAACTGGATCGTGCCACCCTCCCTGATACCGGGGATGTACTCCTCTACGAAAGCGGAGTCGTTGTCGGTCGTCCGCACGTCGCCCTTGGACCGGCCCGAGGGGTTGATGGCAGTCAGTCCCCCGATGGCCGCGCTGGCGAACAGTACGGTCGTGCCGTGCGGCAGATACTTGCTCATGCTTTCCTCCTATGCGCTTGCGAGCGCCATGAGACGGTAAGCCCACGTGACGAGAGGTCTCTCGTTCTCGTCCTGCAGGAACGACGGCTCGCTCGTGAGCGCTACCACCCGTATGTACTCAGTCTCTCCCAGCGTTGTGGCCGTCAGGCCGTGCAGGGCGTCGTAGATCGCCTGGGCCTGTTCCTGCGCCGCGTCCCCGTTCAATCGTTCGGCCCGGACCAGGATCTGCACCCCGCTGTCCCGGATGGCCGAATCTCCGATGCCTGTCGCTTTGTAGATCTCCGGCGCACGTCCTCCGTCCTCGGTGATGACCACGATCTTGTCCTGCTTGTCCTCCCGGTTGCGTCGCAGCGACTTCCATTCCGTCGATCCGTCGACCAGGCCTTCTTCCTCCAGGTAGTCCTGGACGTCGCTGACGACTCCCATCAGGGGATCCTCGAGGCCAGCCGGACGATCTCGGCGGCCTGTTCTTCCAGTGCCCGGTTCACGCTCGAACCCTCCGGGCGCCAGCGCTCGACTCCACGCACCAGGTAGCGGGCCTCACCCACTGTGTGGTGTAGATCCATCACTTCATGCTGGTAGAGAGCATAGGGCGCGGAGTCGTCGCCGAAT